ATGTATTCTCAGAGGATCATCAACGAGCAGCAGGATCTGTTGTAAGATTTAGAGGACCACCAGTTGTAACTTCTGCTGGACCCGGTGGTGTATTTCCAATACCAGCTAATCGTACAAACTTACAAGCTTTTGCAACTATACCAACTTTTGATAACGTAAGTGATTTAAACAATGCAAATGGTTTTACAATTGCATTAGGTCAGATAGATTCTGCAGGAAATGTTACAGGTGCAACAACAACAGACTCTTTAACAAATCCGATAAATTATTTTTATATAACAAGCACTAGTAATGCAACAACAGGTGGTATATCAGGTGGTGGAGCAAACTGTTCTGCAGGACCAGTAACATTAGAGGTAGTAAACGGATAATGGCATACACTTTAGATAATTTAAGAACTGATATTAGAAACTACACAGAAGTAAGTAGCAATGTTTTATCGGACACTGTGTTGGAAAGAATAATTAAAAATGCAGAACTAAAAATTCACAGAGCAATAGACACAGATCAGAGTGTATTCTATGCAACATCAAACCTAATTATTAATAATAGGTATGTAACAATACCAGCTGATTTAAGATTTATTAGATATGTTCAATTAACTGATGCTGAAGGTAATCAGCATTATTTAGAACAAAGAGACACAAGTTTTATGGCTGAGTATTATTCTACTCCAAATACCAACTCTGTAGATATACCTAAATACTATGGAAACTGGGATGAGGAGTTTTGGGTTGTAGCCCCTACACCAGATAAAACCTACGATATTACACTAGCTTATGACAAAGAGCCTGATACTATAACCTCTGGCACACCCAGCACTGCAGGCACATATCTGTCAAATAAATATTCAGATCTTCTTTTATACGCGTGTTTAGTAAATACATATGGGTACTTGAAAGGCCCGGCAGATATGTTACAATACTATCAAGCGGCTTATAATGAAGCTTTAGAAACGTATGCTCTCGAGCAAATTGGGAACAGACGCAGAGACGAATATCAAGATGGTGAAGTTCGTGCTCAACTTAACGTTAAATCACCATCAAGTTATAAATAGGAGAAAATAAAAAATGGCAAACGTAGTACCCTTCTCATTCGCACAAGAATTATTGAAAGGAACACATAACTTCACAGCTAACACTATTAAACTAGCTTTGTATACTGCTGGATCAGGGGCTCCCTATTCTACTTCAAGCACAGCTTACTCTTCTGGAGTGGCTAATGAAGTTAGTGGAGCTGGATACACAACTGGTGGAAATACTTTAAATAGTCCTGTTGTTGCAAACCAAACTAATGTTGCAACTCTGACTTTTGCACAAACGCAGTTTACATCTGCAACATTTGGTGCAGCTTATGCAGTTATATACAACAATTCAGCGTCTGATAAGTTAGTCGTCGTTCTAGATTTTGGTGGAACAAAATCTTGTTCAAACGGAACATTTACAATCACGTTCCCAAGCACAAGTTCAGGTACACCAGCTGGAACAGATTCGCTTATTAGTATAACGTCGTAATGGGAGAATTAAATGGCTTTGGTTATAAATGACAGAGTAAAAGAAAATAGTACAACATCTGGTACAGGTAATATTACGCTCGCGGGTATTGCAGCTGGACAAGGTAATGTAACTTTTGCAAGTGGTATTGGAACTTCTAATACGACTTATTATTGTATTTTTGAACAAGGCACAAACACGTTTGAGATTGGAGTTGGAACTTTATCTGGCTCTACTACTTTGGAGAGAACAACAGTTATAAATAACTCTTCAGGTAATACATCTAAAATAAGTTTTACAGGCGGAACATTAGATGTATTTGGTACAATGCCTGCAGCAAAAACGGTTTATCTCGATGCGTCGGGCACACCAGTAGGAGCAGCTTCAGCAGGTTTTGCACTTGCGATGGCTGTTGCGTTATAAAGGAATAAAATATGGCACAAAATTTTAGAAACAATTTACAAAGAAATGTTGGAACATCAGAAGTTACTTTAATAACTGGTGGAGACTTTGATGCAGTTATTGGAATCAGATGTTGCAATGTTTTAACCTCTACTATTTTAGTTGACGTTTTTATTGAAAATAGCAGTAATGATCATTTTCTAGCTAAAAACGTTTCAGTCCCACCAAATAGTGCGATTGAATTAATTCAAGGTGGAGCAAAAATTGTTTTAAAGAATGGTGATGTATTAAAAGCTAAAAGTAATACTGCTTCTAGTTTAGATATTGTCACTTCATTCATAGACGATATTAGTTCGTAGGAGGAATTATGACGGCAATAGTAAACGGAATCCAATACATAGGAGGCGGAACGGCCCCTGATGAATTTATAAAAAATCAAGCAGGTACAATTGATGGTACACAAACTGTTGAGAACGGAGTTCTTGCGGGACCAATAACTGTGCCTGGCACAATCACAGTAACAGGAGTGTTAGTCGTTGTCTAAAATAGAAGTAAATGAAATTGATAAACAAAATGGTTCCACTCTCACAATTGGTGGTTCTGGAACTACTGTACAATTAGGAACAGGTGCTACTCAAACAGGTTTCGGTAGAGAAGGCTCTGTAGATTGGCAAACAGGTTCTATTAAAACTTCAACATTCACGGCAACTAGTGGTGAAGGTTATTTTGTAGACACATCAAGTGGAGCTGTGACTGCAAATTTACCCGCAGGATCAGCAGGAGCTATTGTAGCTTTTGCAGATTACACAAGAAGTTTTGGAACAAACGAATTAACAATTGTTCCAAATGGCTCTAATAAAATTGGTGGTGTAGCAGCTAATGGTTTTTTAAGAACAGATGGTCAATCAGCTACTTTTGTTTTTGTAGATGCAACAGAAGGTTGGATTAATGTTCAAGAAACATCTAACTCAGTAGCTGGATCAGCATTTATAATAGCTTCAGGCGGAACAGAAACAGAAGATGGTAATTTTAAAGTTCATACATTTACAGGCCCAGGAACATTTCAAGTTTCAGGACTTGCAGCTACGCCTGCGTGTAATGCTATGTCAGTAATGATTGTTGGTGGTGGTGGCGGTGGAGGTGGTTCCGTTCCAGGATTTTATTCAGGTGGTGGAGGAGGAGCTGGTGGTTATAGAGAATTTCAAACATCACCTGTAGTGCCTTACACTGCAAGTCCATTGGTAAATACTACCGGTATAAGTGCAACTGTTGCATCTTTTCCTATCGTAGTAGGTGGAGGTGGTGCAGGAGGTAACCAATCACCAAGAACACCTGGAACAGTGGGTTCAAATTCATCAGGGTTTTCTCAAACAAGTGCAGGAGGTGGTTTAGGTGGTAGATCAGGACAACCAGGAAGTAATAATGCTGAACAAGGTGGTAATGGTGGTTCAGGTGGAGGAACAGGAGGTTATATTCCAGGACCTGCTCAACCAGGAGGTGCAGGTAATACTCCTCCAGTGAGTCCACCACAAGGTCAACCTGGAGGTTCAGGAGATACTCCATCATCAGGGAGAGCTGGTGGCGGAGGTGGAGCCGGAGGTGCAGGAGTAGGCGCACCACATCCAGCTTATGGTGCAGCGGGAGGAGCAGGAACAGCAAGTTCAATTAATGGAACTCCTACAACTAGAGCAGCAGGTGGAAAAGCAGGAAGTCAACCTGGAACTAATAGTCCAGCTGGAACAAATACTGGTAATGGTGGATCAGGACAAGAAAATTGTTCTTCTAGTGGTGTTGCAGGTGCAAGTGGTATAGTAATAATAAGGTATAAATTTCAATAATTATGACAAGTACAATTAAAGTAAATACAATAACAACAGAATCAGGATCTACATTAACTGTAGGTGGATGCGGAAAAACTGTTGCTTTAGCATCAGGTGCATCACAAACAGGTTTTGGTAGAACAGGGACTGTTGATTGGCAGACAACTAAAAAAACAACTGCTTTTACAGCAGCTAATGGTGAGGGTTATTTTGTAGACACTGCCGCTTCAGGAGCAGTGACAATGACATTACCAGCATCACCAAGCGTTGGAAATATTGTGGCTGTAAAAGATTACAATGGAAATTTTTCGGCAGCTAATTTAACAATTGGTAGAAATGGATCTCCTATTAATGGAGGAAATGATGAAGATGTAGTTATTGATACAGCTGGTGCTTCTATTGTTTTAGTTTATGTAGATGCAACTCAAGGATGGGTAGCAACACAAGATGATGCATCAACTTTTGCTGGTGCATCATTTATATGTGCATCAGTTAGTGGATCTTGTAATACTTTAGTAACTTGTGGAACTTGTAAAATTGCAACTTTTAAAGGTCCAGGAAATTTTACAGTAAATAGTCTCGCTGGCTGCGCAGCAAATAATTTAGTATCATACATCGTTGTCGCTGGTGGTGGAGGTGGTAGTTGTGACGTTGGTGGTGGAGGCGGAGCAGGTGGTTTTAGAGAAACAAAATCTCCAGTAACACCATATACAGCTAGTCCTTTATGTGGACACGGAACTCCAGGAAACAGAATTACAGTAACAGCAGCGACTTTTCCAATAACAGTTGGAGGAGGCGGTGCAGGAAGATCATATCCCCCTACACCTCAAGTTCCAGGTGGTGATGGAAATACTTCAAGTTTTTCAACAATATCATCTGCTGGTGGTGGTGGTGGCGCAGGGGCTAGTGGTGGAGGTGGAAATAATGGTGGTTCTGGTGGTGGCGGATATAGAGGCGGTAACGCAGGCGGATCAGGAAATACACCTTCTGTAACTCCTCCTCAAGGACAAGATGGCGGAACAGGTGGACCAAGTTCAGGAAGTGCTGGTGGTGGTGGCGGAGCTGGAGCTGCTGGAGGTAATGGAGCAGCTGATTGTGGCCCAGCGAGTAATACTGGAGGTGTTGGAGTAGGAACTGGAATTAACCCAAGCACTGGTGTAGGAACACCAGGTCCATCACCAGGAAGATTTTTTGCAGGTGGTGGCGGAGGTGGCGCAAGATCTGCACCTTCTAATAATACAGCAGGTGGAGCTGGCGGTGCAGGCGGTGGCGGAAATGGTAGAGGTGGATCACCTTCACCAGCTAGTGCTTGTAGTGCAACAGCAAACACTGGTGGTGGAGGAGGAGGAACTCAAAACGCTCCAGGTTCTGGTGGAAACGGAGGATCAGGTATAGTAATAATAAGGTATAAAGGCGGTTAATTATGAAAAAATTTAAATTAAATACACCTTGTTTGTTAGATTCTTTTAAAGATCACAAAAAATTAAAAAATACTTTAGTATCATTAATTAAAGAAACTAAAGCTGATTATTTAAATGAGCAACAAGATTATTATAGTGATTTAATACATCGTTTAGATTGGTCACAATCTAAAGATAAAAATAGGAAATGGGTTAAACATATATTACCATCTTTACAAAATCATTTTGAAAATTATGCTAAAAAATTAGGTTATGAAAAAGTTGATGTAACTAACATTTGGTTTCAACAATATAATCAAAATGGAAAACACGGATGGCATACACACGCAGAAAATTATACTGGAGTTTATTATGTACAATTTTCTAATAAATGTGCAAAAACAGAATTAATAGATCCTTTTTCTCAAAACAAAAAAATTAAAATAGAAGCTAAAGAAGGAGATATTGTAATATTTCCAAGTTATGTAATACACAGAGCAACTGAACAAAAAGAAAATATGGAAAAAATTATAATATCTTTTAATATTAACTTTACAAAAATATTACCAAGTTTATTTAAAAAAATAAATATTATGGAAAGTAAAAAATTATGAGTGAAATAAAAGTAAATAAAATTAGTCCAAGAACAAATTGTGGTACGACACAATTAGGAGATAGTGGAGACACATTTAATCTTCCTAGCGGTGGTACCCTAACAATTGCATCAGGAGCAACAATTACTAACAACGGAACTGCAAATAATTTTGGAGCAACGGGATCTGTTAATTGGCAAACAACAGTTAAGACATCAGGTTTTACAGCAGTAAACGGAGAAGGTTATTTTGTGGATACAACAAGTGGTGCAATATCAGTTAACTTACCTGCAGGGACTGCAGGAGCAGTTGTTGGTTTTAAAGATTACGCAAATACTTTTGATACTGCAGCACTTACACTAGTTCAAAACGGTTCAGATAAAATTGGTGGTTCAACTGTTAACGCACAATTAGATGACGAGGGTATTGCGATTACATTGGTTTTTGTGGATGCAACAAAAGGTTGGTTAGTAACAGATTCAGGTTTACAATCAGAAGCACCCACACAACGATTTATAGCTGCAACAGGTGGTACAATAACCACTGATGGTAATTTTAAAGTTCATACATTTACAGGTCCAGGCACCTTTACAGTCACTTGTGCAGGTAACGCATCAGGATCTAATACTATTGATTATGTAGTCGTAGCAGGTGCTGGAGGTGCAGCTGCGAGTAGTGGAGGCGGAGGCGGTGGTGGTGGAGCCGGAGGGTTTAGATTATCTAATTCAGCAGGATGTATTCCTGCCCCTACAATGTCCCCTTTAGTAGCTCCCGCTGGGTTAACATTACCCGCAACATCATATCCAGTTGTAGTAGGAGCTGGTGGAGCAACAGCACCTGGTGCTGGTAATGACGGAAGTAATTCAAGTTTTGGTCCAATAACATCTGGATATGGTGGTGCAGGAGGAAATAGTGGAACTCCTGGAGGAAATGGTGGTTCTGGTGGAGGCGGAAAAGCAGGTGGAGGATGTGGTAATACACCTCCTGTAAGTCCCCCTCAAGGAAATGACGGAGCTGGTGGAGCACCTAATGGTCCGGCAGGTGGTGGAGGTGGTGCAGGAGCTGCTGGAACAGCGGGAGTTCCTAGCGGTGCAGGTTCTGGTGGAATAGGTTCTTTTGTATCTCCATCTTTTGCTGTAGGGTGTGCGGGTACAACGGGTCCAGTGCCTTCTGTTAGATATTTTGCTGGTGGTGGTGCTGGCGGTCCTCCTGTAGGAGCAGGTGGAACAGGTGGTGCAGGTGGTGGTGCTGATTCTTCAAGTAGTGGTACAGTTCGATCTGGAACAGCTAATACTGGTGGTGGCGGTGGTGGAAATTGGAGTGGTAATGGTGGTGGTGGAGGTAGTGGAATTGTATTGATAAGATACAAATTTCAATAGTTGAATGGTAATTAATTTTAATATATAAGGAGAAACATTATGGCACATTTTGCAAAACTAGGAGCTAACGGAAAAGTTATTCAAGTATTAACTT